TGGTTAGATTTACAAAATTGGTTATTTAATTTAGCGAAAGAAAAAAGATTTAATGTAATCGGATATGAGGTAAGATAATAGTGAATAAAAAAACAGCAAAAGAAACTTTTGAAAAGTTAGGATATAAACAATTAGGGAGTTTTAAACCTGATGATGATTATATAATAGTTGCTTATAAAAAAGAATATTATGGAGATTATCTATATGTATATTTTTATGGTGCTAATGAAATAAGAATAACTATGGAAGACAATAAAGGCAGGATATATCCACCAATATTTGATTTAGAACTACTACAAGCAATAAATCAACAAGTAAAGGAGTTAAAATGGTATGAATAATGATATAAAGTTTGACCATTTTAAAGATTTGGAAGAATTAAAAAGAAATGTAGAGTGTTGGATAGCAGAAGATGAAATGTATTGGGAAAGATGGTTTGGATTAAGAGATATTAAAACATTATTAGATTACATAACTAATTTACAAGAACAACTACATCAAGCAAGTTTAGATATACAAGAATTAACCGAAAGAGATATAATGTGTCCTACAAGTTGCGAAAAATTAACTAATTTACAAGAAGAAAACAAAAGGTTAAAAGAAATTGTTGAAAATATTACAACTTTAACTGTATGTGGAGATAGAAAACAAATTAAGAATACTGCACAATATAAATTAGATATTGCACAAGATAAAATAGAAAAAGCAATAGAATATATAAAGTCTATAAATAAAAGAATGTACAAAGATGATTATGGAACATTCTTTAGCACAGAAGATTTATTAAATATATTACAAGGAGAAGATAATGAATAAAGATATAATTTATCCAACAATGGTAATAAGAAGCCAAGCAGAAACAATAGAGTTACAAGAAAAAGAAATAGATAGATTAAATAATATAATAAATGAATTAGAAAAACATTTAAATCAAGAAATATTAGAATGGAAAGATAACAATGATGATTGGATAAAAGCACAAGTACAAGAAGATAAAATAATATTAGATAAATTAAAAGAATTAAAGGAGAATAAATGAATATAAGAGAAGATGATGTAGTAATGTTTGCTAATGGAAATATGGAAACTATTAGTAATAAGAATATGTGGATATTAGAAACGTATTACAATGATGATCTAACTTGCAAATGGGAAAGAGAATTTGACATAATAAGAGTTTATAGACCAGAATTAAAGGTAATATATGAAAGAGGTGTTGATTATGACAGAGATGGAAAGACTGCAAAAAGAAAATGAGTATTTAAAAAACAGATTATTAGAACAAGATAAGAAAATAAAAGAATTTTTGACAACTATACGAGATTTAAGAATGAAATTAATTGAATATAAAACTTACAACATATTAGGTGTAGATATACCCAATGATGAAGACACTAAAATATGGAGTAAATAAAATGAAAGATAAATTGTTGAAAATAATAAATACTTATGGAGCCATACCACAATTAAAATATTTCCAAAGTGAGGTATTTGAATTAAATGAAGCAATACTTGATTATGAAAAAACAAAAGAAAAGACAAAAGACCATATTGCAGAAGAAATAGCTGATGTGTTAGTTATGCTTAATCAATTTGTTGAGTATTACGAAATAGATAAGGAACAAATTAGAAAAATAATGAAATATAAAATAAATAGACAATTAGAAAGAATTGCTAATAACAAATAATTATAGGAGAGTGAGTAGGTGTTGATAACTGGTAAAGAATTAACGGTAAAAGAACTAAAACATATAATTCAAGAATTAGAAGATGATCTAGATTTGTATTTAACTTTAAAGAAAATTAATTATAATAAGACACAACCAGGAGCTAGCAAGATTAAAAATGTAGTTACTAGTAAGACTAATACAATATCAGATTGATTTGCTCAATATGTTATTAAAGATGAAGAATATGATGAAAAAATATATTCTACACACCAAAGTTTATTGGCTTATGAGCAAAGATTATTAAATAAATTAAACAACATGAAAAGTAGTGATTCAAAAACATATATTACTTATTTAAAAGAAGAAGAAGGATTAACATTCGAAGAAATAACAAAGATTGTTCATTATTCTTTAAGGCAAGTAAAAAGAATATATTATGGAAAAAATTGAAAGATGGCACTAAATGGCACTTTTGAATATGGTAGAATTGTATTATGGAATACTAGACAATAAAGATTCCAAATTTATAGAGTGAGTTAATATTCACGACTATCATTACTAATATTTTTTAGCTATTAGGCCCCTTTTATTATTAAAAAATAAAACACTCACTCTATAATTGATAATATACAACTGATAAGTATATTAGTGCTATTATTTAATAGCATTGAGTAGGTATATAAAAGTTATCTAGCATAAGGTTAAGGTTTAGTAATTGCAAAACTGACCACTAGGAAGCAATAATCAGCATAGCATTTAGAGTGATTAACTAGATGCCAGCCTTTATATCTATTCAATGGTGTTAAATAACATAATTTACACTAGGAAAAGAAAGAATCTTTGCAAGGAGTCTATTTTAGGATAGAGTCCTATTTTCTTAGAACATAGAAACATGTTCTTTTTATTATGTGAGAAACAAAACTCAATAAAAAATAGGAGATGATATTATGCTTAATATAAAGCAAGAAAAGTTTATAGCTAACATTGTTAAAGGCATGAGTCAAAGACAAGCATATAAAGATGCTTATAATGCAAAATATAGAGATGATGTGATTGACAGGAATGCATCTAAACTGTTTAATACTGATGAGATACAAGTGAGGTATAGAGAATTAAGAGATAAGATATTAGAAAAAGATATAATGACTGCTACTGAAAGAATGAAATTTCTATCTGATATTGCTAATGGGAAGGAAAAAGATACAGTTTATTACAATGTAAATGGTCAAAATACTCCAATAGAAAAAAGTGCAGATTTAGGTACTAGAATAAAAGCAATAGATACTCTTAATAAAATGACTGGAGAATATACTCAAAAGTTAGATTTAGGCGATTCTAAACTAGAAGTTAGCATAAAGGTAACTGATTGATGGCAAAGTTAGATTATACAATTACAAAAAAACAAAATGAATTTAGAGTTGCTGATGCATTTGAGGTATTATTTGGTGGTGCTGCAGGTGGCGGTAAATCGCATGGGCAATTAATTGATGCATTATTATATGCATTACATTATCCTAGATCATCACAAATAATATTTAGAAGCACATTTGCTGATTTAGAAAAATCATTAATAAGAAAAAGCAGAGATTTATATCCGCAAAATATAGCAACTTATAATGACTCTAAACATACATGGAAATTTAACAATGGTAGTATTATAGATTTTGGATATATTCAATATGAAAAAGATGTTTATCAATATCAATCAGCAGAATATGATATTATACGATTCGACGAATTAACACATTTTACTGAGTTTATGTATACATATATGATATCTCGTTGCCGTGGTGCTAATAGCTATCCTAAGCATATTAAATCAAGTACTAATCCTGGTGGTATTGGCCATACATGGGTAAAGAAAAGATTTATTGATATAGGAGAGCCAAATAAAGTACATGTATGTAAATTAGAAACTGGTGAAGAAGTAACAAGAATGTTTATTCCAAGTTTAGTAACAGATAATAAATTTATTGTAGAAAATGATCCAGATTATATAAAAAGGCTTGATGCATTGCCTGAAAAGGAAAGAAAAGCATTAAAATATGGTGATTGGGATATATATGACGGTCAATATTTTAATGAATTTAATAGAAGAATACATGTTTGTGAACCATTTGAAATACCAAGAAATTGGGATAGATATATTTCGTTCGACTATGGTTTAGACAAATTTGCAGTATTATTCATAGCTGTTGATACAAAAGGAAAAGCATATGTATATAATCAAATACATAAAGAAAACTTAATTGTATCAGAAGCTGCACAGGTTTTAAAAAGTGTAATGCGTAAAACTGAATTTAAAGCAATATATGCTCCACCTGATTTATGGCAAACTGATAGACATACAGGAAAAAGTACTGCTGAAATATTCAGAGAGAATGGTGTTGTATTAACACAGTCTAGCAATAAAAGAGTTGCTGGTTGGCTTGCTGTTAAAGAATGGTTAAAAGTTTATAAAAAGAAAAATGAACATACAGGTCAAATAGAAGAAACAAGTGATTTGCAAATATTTAGTAATGTACTTACATTAATTGAGTACTTGCCACAAATACAACATGATGATAAGAATGTTAATGACTGTGCTAATGAGCCACACGAATTAACACATATATGTGATGCATTAAGATACTTCTGTATTACAAGAGTAAATCCATCAGATAAAGTAAATGATTTAGAAAATGATTTTAAAGATTTCTATAAAGATGATAATCAACAGTATGATTATGGAGAGGAAATAGTGGTTGTTTAATGCTAGCTGATGTTTTGAAACAAAAAGAGGAAGAACGAAGAAAACAAATAGGTTATGAATATGTAATGAAAAAAATGCCTATGAGTGTTGATACATTAATCTATTATGAAAGTTTATGCCCTGTTGGTGGTATAGAAACATGGTTATATAATTTAAATAAAATGTATCCTGATAATTTAGGATTTATGTATAGAAGAAGTGATTGTAACATTGAACAATTAAAAAGACTGAATATTCCTTATGCTTTGGATTGCGGCCAAATGGTGGAATGCAAAACAATTATATTTCCAACTGTATATGCTATGAGAGATGCATTAAAAAGAGGCAATCTTAAATGCAAGAGAAAAATATTAGTAATTCATTGCGACATGGATTATTTTGACGAATATGATGGGCCAATAGAAATACCTGATGGTGTAGAAATATATGGGT